CATCTATATTAGCCATATCAGTCTCCTATTACTTTTTTAGAGACATGAACCTTACTCATTAAGATTTTTTGCCTCCAAAAGTTACTCTGCTTTGCCTTTCCTGATGGATTGGCATCGCTGGATGCTCATCTTTGTGAAGATCATTTTCAATTGCATCTGTCTTTTGATTTGTAAGATTACGAAAATATTCATCTCGGTCTTCTTTCACTTCAACTGGACAACGCATTAATAATAATCCGCCAATACCTATAACGCCTTGGTATCTTCCTTCAGAGATAGAGGGTAAATCCGCTCTATCAGGATATTCATCTATTCTCACAAATTCATATCCACTTCGTAGTCTACCAATGATATTTTTTTCATCAGTCATACCACGATATTCAGATCGTACCCACCGATGGTGAAAACCTTCTGGTGGTTCTGGCGCTTCTAAGTTCGAAGGAGGGACCCATCCCCTCTTACGAGCAACCTTTTCACGGGTCTCTTGTTTGCGCGAAGTCTTTTTTAATTCTTTTATTTCGTCCATAACGCCTCCTTACTTCACGATTTCTGCATTAATTGCAGTTGTTCTGCGTATTTCTCTAATGGCACACCAAGTTTTTTAGCTAATGCTACCTGTGATGGCGTGAGCGTCACAGTTTTGCGCCCAGTTGCTTTGCCATTTCTGGCTGCGCTCGCAACAGTCTGGGTGGCCCTGTTGGATGCGACTTGTGATGTGTCTGTATTAGCATTAAAATACCTAGAAAGTCTAGTATCTATTTCATTATAATAATCATCTGACTCAGGATCTACTCCTTCGTTAATCAATTGTCGATGAATACCATAAGTCGCCATAGTTTTTACGACATCATGTCCAGTATCTGATCCGTTACCGAACCAAGAATTTTTTTCAACCCACGCTTGAGCTTTTGGTGAAGGCTCAGGTGTAGGAGGTTGTTTTTGTTGCGTAGCTGTAAAATCAACAGGTTTTTCTTCAGGTTTATTTTTTTCTTCCTGAATTTTTTTCTGAAGAGTCATTTCAGCTCTTTGTCTTTGAAGAATTGTATCAGTTAACTTTGACTGTAATTCAGCTTGTTTAGCAAAATCACTCGCTTGCATAGCTTCTTGAAGTTCTCTTTTAATATTATTCTCTTCAGAAGTTGCTCTTGTTTTAAACTCTTCAATATAAGAATTATCTAAGGTAGAATTTTTCTTTTTTAATTCTTCGTTTTCTTTTTGCAATGCTTTGGCATATTCAATAGCAGCTTGTTGCTGTCTTTCTGCTTCTCTTTGCTTAAAAGTTAATTCTTTAATTCTTTTTACAGGATCATTTTTCTTTTTAAGATACTGTTCGTGTTCAGTCCCTTCTTCGTTAGGTTTGTGATCATTTACTGCAACTTCTTCTTTTACTTCTATATTTTTTTCATTATTTTCTTCCTTTTTATCTTCTTTTAATTCAACATCTACATTTTCCCCTGAAGTATCAAGAGGAATTAATTTTTCTTCGTTAAGTGATTGTGGTTGCATAGTATTCTCCATTTACATTATATTTTTAGGTAAAATATCGCGTGGATCATCCACAGTTGCAATTATTTCATCCTCATTGACAATTCTAAGTTCTCCGCCATCAATTTTTATTCTTGATCCAGCGTAAGTAGTTATAATAACCCAGTCGCCTTCTTTACACCAAGGTTTACCATCAGGATATCTTGTCTTGTCTGTGTAAGCTAGGGGTCCTACTTTTAAAACTTTACAAATGTTTGTAGTCATTTGCGATTCAGCAACGGTATCATCAGTAAGAAGAACGCCTCCTTTTGTTTTACCTTGTAATTTTAATGGAAATAAAACTATTCTCCAACCAGTCGGTGTTGGTACTTTTTCAAGTTCGTCTTTCTTTTTTTCAGCCTGCGCACCATCCCAAACATGTTTTGGTACGATTAATTTTGGTTTAGTCATTTTCTAACTCCGTATTCTTGAGCAAGAGCGAAAGCTCCTGAGTTTCTTGTCTTAAAGCAGCTAATTTTCCAGTCAAATAATTATAATGTGACCAGTCTTTTACCTGTCCGCTTAATATAACTTCTTCTATCTGCTTTTGTCTAGCAATTAAATCTTTTTTATAAGCTGTAAAGAAATTTTCTAAGCGCACGATTTCATTTGATCCGATAATTTTTTACAGCGATTTGGAGTTTGACGATTCCATTTCGAGTCTAACATCTCTAAACTCGCACCTTCAAAATTTCGGTTTTGCAGTTGTTTCCACATGTTACGGAACTTGGAAACCCCTGATTTACCTAGCTGAAAAACCATTTCAGTTAGTGTATGTTGCGATAAAATAGGCAAATCGGTAACGCCGTGTTCTTCCATGAGTTGCCTTGCTTGACCTATCGCTTTTTTTAAATCTTTATCAAATACGTCTTGTAATTCTTCTTTGGTATACGTTTTACCGTCTTCAAATTTATCTTCATGCACCACTTTATGGCCCCAGCCAATCGTGCGAAATCCTTCCGTATCCATATATACGTGATCTCTAAAGCCTTCAGATAATTTTACGGAACCAGCTAATTCGTCGTATGTCATGAGAATTTAGTAACGGCTCCTGTTTCTGTATCCACGGCCCAATAACCAGTAACACATGTATAAATATAAGAAGTGTTAATTGGTTCTGGTCCAAGAGGTTTACGTAAAACAACATTTGACCACTCTGGATTTACCAAATGCTCTGTTAATATTTTTAGTGATTCTTCTTGTGACATTTTTATAGGTGGGTGAATAACACAATCATCCATATAAGGACTGTCAACATCATGTAAATGTGATTCTCCTTCGTCATTACACTCTACTAAAAGAGTGGTATTATTTTTTCCTCTAAAAACACAATTTACAAATTTAATTTCTTTTGTAGCAAACCCTTGATAAAGTTTTGCGTCTGGTTCATGTTTAAGTGCTGTCATCCAACACTTGTCTAACATTTCATTAAAATTCCAACTCATTATTTAGTTAATCCTTTTGCCTTTTCGAATGATCTCATCCCGGCGACCCCGAGCATTGAGGTGACTATGGCCAGAAGAGGCCCAGTCTCTATGACAGGTGGTACAATATCTATACCTGAAAATTTTGCATACCATTCAATACAGGGAGATAGGATGAAGGAAAACATTAAAGCAAGCCCTCCAATCCAGCCTATGAATGGTCGCCACCCAGCAACGAATACGCTGCGATGGGTGGCTTCTTTTGCATTAACATCTAATTGCTTTTCTGCAAGCTTTTGTTGAATGCGTTGCATTAAAATCTTTTTATCTAATTTTTCTTCCTCTGATGTATGAATCTCGTCAACTACTTTAGCGATGGTTTTTAAAGCTCCGCTTTTACCACCAAGTAACCCTCCGAGAGCTTGTAGCACTATGCGGCTCCGCCTGTCATCCAGCTTAATACCCAGATAACTACGATCGCTACAATAGCGGCTTTGATCCAATCTTTCATTTGCCAGTCACTCCATTCTTTAATGTGTGACCATAGATCTTTTAATAGGTTCATATAACCTCCTTTATTAAAGTAGATTTATATACTATTTTACACCCTTAAAAGCTACTTTTTTAATTTGCATGGTGCTTGTCTGCCCTTGAGGTCCACTTCCTTTATTTTTTTTATAAACAAAAGGAGAGTAGACAACTTCCGCGTCTGACACTGCAATTGTCTTTGGAAAAGGATTTTTTTGTGGAACTTTGGTCATTTTTGCGTTCTTAAATTTCATACGACCCCTTAGTGTACTGTTGGTTTTTGTTGATCAAGAATAATTTCTTTATCATTCTCAAAGACTGTATTACCATTATTACCTAAGGTTTGTAAATAAATCATTTTTGCAGTAACCATCATCATAGATGCAACAATTAACATCTCTTCTTGATTTCTATTATTTTCAAAAGCATAATTAGTTAAATCATGAACAATTTCATCAACATTTAATTTTGGATTAATCATCTTCCACCTTTTAACTTTTGCATTTGAATATTATTACGTTTTGCAGCTAATTCTGCTGTTTGTTGTAGTTTAGCTTCATCTATTTCAGATTTTTGTTGTAATTTTGCAATATCAAGTTCAGTTTTAGCCATTTTAGCCATGTTATCGGCTTGTACTCTTTGTTTTTCGATGTTTATTTCTTCTTTTTTAAGCTCTACTAGTGGATCTTCCCCTCCGCCTTCAAGATATTCTTGCTCTTCCGCAATCATTTGAGACATTAGCTCCATTTCTACTTGAGCAATTTGTTCATTTAACAATTTATTAACAGCCGCTTGTATTTGTTCAGGTATTTGACCTCCAAATTGTTGAGTAAGTGCATCAATTTTATCTTTATTCTTCTCTAAAACATTTTGTGTTGCCAACATTGAAGTATGTTGAAGTATGTGAGCGGTAATATTAACCATTACATCAGGCATAGTTCTAACTAATACGGAAGAGATGAAAGCTCTATGTGTATTGATATGAGCAACATGATCTTGTTCAGCAAAAGATTGAGCAGTTTTCTTCATAAGTAATTCTGCATTTTCTGTAATAGGATCTTTTGGTTGTGGCCTAGCAGGTGGAGGTAAAATAGCGTCAACATTTTGTACTCCAAGTGCCTGATACATTCTTCTATACGCTTCATAAGCATTATGTATTTGTGGGTTTGATTGTGCAAGTTGTAATTGTGCTTGAGCCAATTGAATTCTTTGTGACATTGAAAAGATGTTTGGATCAGATACTGGGATGATATCAATTCTATCATCAAAATCTTGAACCTTAATCATTCGTTCGCCACCTGAAACATTGTAAGGATATTCTGGTGGAAGATATAATTGAAATACTCTTGCTAATAATTTAAATTCAACTTTTTGAGCATAATGCATTCTTTTATGAATTGCGCTCATTACTTTAGTTCCTTGTTCAATCATTGCCATTGTTGTTCCAACTGGATTAGCATTGTTTGAATCTGAAATTTTTGCGTCTGCTACAGCAGCAAATCTTTTTCCTGCATCTACACAAAAACTAAGAAGCATAAATAAAGTTTGACTTGGTTCTTTATATGGAAGAGGTACAAAGTTTGCTCTTAGGTCTCCTCCTGGAGCATCAACATCTCTAAACTCGCCCGGTTGTAATGGATTGTCATCATCTCTAATTCGAAGACCTCTTGCTTTAAATCCTGCTGGTAAGTTTGATAATGTTCCCGCATCAATAAGTTGACGTAACGAGGAGGTAGCCGATCTTGATAAACCTCCCAACATATGGATAAGACCAAAACCATAAAAGCCAAGACCTGGAAGGAAACGATAGTGAACGAAATATTGTATCTTCTTTTTTTGAGGATCTTCTTGTTTATAGTTTCTGTAGATTGATAAAACTTTTCCTGATCCTTCATCGATTGTAATTATGTAAGGCAATTTAATACCTGTAGGCTCACCATTCAAACCGATATCTTCGAATCCTGGTATGTCCAAATCACAATGTATTTCAAGTAAAGTACATTCGTTATCATACTGAATATCACTAGGACTTACTCCTTCGATAGAATTATATTTTTCTTGAATAGCACTTTCGTTTGGTAGCATTGACTCAAGATCAACATCTCGGTAAAAACCATTAACTTGACTTTTTCTAACTTCATTTTTATTTTGTTTTAAAACATGTGTAATACGTGGAGCTGTTTCTAGATCTGTAGAATGATAAGGAACAACTAAATCTTCAACGGGAATAAATTTTGCAACTGCTCTTCCTAAGTTTGCATCGTAATAAACTTTTTTAAAAGAAGAACCCGCTAAAGCTAAAAAGAATAACATCTGATCCATGTCAGGATCATACTCTTCCATTACAGAAGTTATTTGATAATTCATGTAGTCTCGAACTCTTTTACCTTGTTCTTCAACTTGAGGATTAAGAGCTCCAACAATGTCACATTTTACTGGACCACCTGCTGGAAGTAATTCTTTGTATGCTTGTGCTTGAAACTGCGTAACAGATTCTGCTAACATTGGGTGGGTTACACCACTTGCTCCTTGAAAGGGCTGTGATCTCTCTTCGTATTTAAATCCTAGAAGGTCTAATCCTTGTGTGTAGCCTTGTTCCCAATCCTTTCTTGTTTCTTTATCAGTCTCATAGTCAGCAATCAAGTCTGAACTCATTTTTTCTAATTCATCTTCATCAACAAATTCTGCTAAATTAGAATCAAAAGTAGCTTGCATGTTAAGTGTTTGTGGACCGATGATAGCACCACCATCTTGTAACATTTCTATGTTATTTTGTGGCTGCCCTTCAATATTTATTTCAATAGGACTGCTTGCATATTGATCTATTACAATGTCGTTTTCTGTAGGTTGAATTTTTTTATCTATGGCCATTATATGCTTTCAAAGAATATTTCGATGTCAATTAAAGGATCTGCCTTTGCATTTTTTGTTTTACCACCCTTTTTGAATTGAGGAAAGCCAATTTTCTTTAAAAGATTAGGATCAAAATCCTCTCTAGGTTTTAAGTCAATATATGGCATATTAATAAGCTGCAAAGTATTTTCAATTTCTTCATAACGATATTCATCTCTACGCCTTGTTTTTTCACCAGTTCTGACATATTTTTCCATTCCAGGAAACTGGTTTTGTCTCACTCTTGAAAAATATTCATCTCCTCCACTATCAAATTTATACTGGCCATCATTTCTTACTTTAAGTGTTGCCATTGAAATTTCTTCATCACTCATGCCAAGTGCCTTACCTCTTTTGGTAATATCTTTATTTAATTTTTTTATAAATTCATTTGTTTTATTATTATAAATATTAATAAAACCTTTGTAGTTATCTTTGTCTGCACCTTCATAATGAGATACAACTTCACCTGGAACCCATCCTAAAAAATCATCACCATCTTTTAAAGCTTGTGTAAGCCTATCTTTCATTACTTGCTTTACCCAATATTGAGCTCCGCCAGCATAAGGATAAAAATTTCTACTTGAAGTAAAATCATTCGCTGATGTAGGATATTCAATCTGCGGTTTGTTACGATGAACATCAGATTGCATTTCCATAATAATACTGCCTTGATCCCCGTTTTCATAATTCTGTATTTTTCTTCCTCTACTAAATGCAACTGTATTGTCCGCTGTAGGATGTGAAGTGTTATGTTCGTTTGTTCTTTTATCTTGTCCAAAATAAGAATTAAAATTATGTGTGATGACAGAATAGTCCTCTGCTCTTGTTCCAGGCAAACCAATATTCATATGTTCATTTGTAAATACAGTACCTTGTAAGGTTGAACCTACTTGACGAATATAATCTTGTATCTTTGCGTACTCTCTATTTCTCTCGAGTATAGCTGGATCGAGATCTTCTTCAGCTAATAACTCTTGTGTTTGTATTTGTATTTTAGCTAACGCATCTGCTGCTGTATCTCTATCAGTAGCATTTTGTATAC